GGGCCGGATGCATGCCTATGGTGATGTGTTAGTAGTTCCTGCGTGGGTTTTGGCGGAACTGTGGTGGGAGTCTCTGGGTCACCTGTGCGCGCCTCGCGCGTTGTGGTCGTGGTGCTTGTGCAGCAGTGAAAGGGACTGGCTCGTACGCAAGAATGGGTTGCGCGCGAGTAAGTTGGGAACGGCGTTGGTTGCGGGATATGCGCTGAAGCTGCATTCCTCGCATGCCGCGAGTCAATTGGTTTATGTTGCCGAACGCAGTTGAATTGGTGTAAGGTCTGGGTTCAGCTGCAGGGCGGTTAATTTGGTTGAGCTTGTTGTTAACATCACGAACTAGATTCTGGACGTTGCTAACAAGTTGAGTAGTGCGAATCGGCTGGGTTTGGGTGCGAAGCCGGGGTCGAGCGACAGGTTGGGCGGGGCTCTTCTTTCCGAAGATGCCTTTGAGCCAGGTGATTGCGGTAGGCAGAAACTTGGCGGCGACGGATGCAAGAGCTCCGAAGTCATTGGCAGCAGCAGGAAGAGAGTCAGGTCGTGCATGAAAAATGCCGACGGCCATCTGCAGAGCTTCTGGATCTGGTAGCGGGAGAAGCTTTTGGAATGATGTAAGGGAGCCTTCGGGCCTTGCGTTGCCTTCAATACCAACATATGTTTTGTCAGTAATATATGGTGCATTGATTGGAATCCCCTCAGTGTTGAAGGTCGGTTGTGAGAGACCGTCAAACATAGTGAAGTGCCAATCAAGGTTGTTCCAAGTAAGGTCGCCGGCGGGAACAGTGGAGCCGCTAGGGTTAAAAGGGGCGGAGCCATTGTTCAGGAAAACGTAGTCGTAAAAGCCACCTGAGGTGCGAATACGCATCACGGAGTACGTAAGATTGTCTGGTGAAGCAAGCACACTATTTGCGCCAGGTGGATCAAGCGTTGTCCACATCTGAACTGGATCAACGGGTTGGGAAACGACAAACGCGCCGTCGCGTGCTTCTCGCATAGCGCCTTTCGGGCTTGAAACGAGAACAGCAGCGGGCGACTGAGGAAGACCGCCAGCAAAAATAGTGGGGGAGCCGGGGTTGAGAACGGTGTCGAAAACAGCTGAACCGACTTGACCGAAATCAACCATTTGGATGTCATAATTGTGGGTTGCAGCTTCAAACTTCTGCCAAAAGGCTTCCTCGTTCTTCGGGAGAGGCTTGCCTTTTGAGTCAAGGACTTCAAATTCGTCCTCAAGCTCGGCGAGTTGTGGGGAATCAGCAAGGAGGGCCTTAAGACGCATGTTGAAATTGCGTCTGCTTTTCTCGTCCATGCGCTCACGTAAATAGCCGGTTTGACCAAGGATTACGTCAGGTTTAAACTTCGCAGTGGTGACAGTGCCTTGGTTGTTGAAAGCAGTCGCGTTCAAGTAAAAGGTTGAGCTTTTGTAAACGGTGCGATACGAAGACATGTCATCATGAAAATTAGCGAAGTTGTAGCCTGAGGTGGTTGTTGCCGGTGTGTTAGCAGTGAGTGCGGGGCGAGTGCCTCCAGTGCCAACTTGATTACTTTGGTGAACCCAGCCAGTGCCAGTCCAGTAGAAAACGTAATTGCTTACGTAACCACCGGATGGGCCCATGAGCAGAATTCGGCCAGCTGCAGGGAATAGGGTGGCCACGGCACTAGTGCCAGTGGCGCGTTGGTAGGTGACGGGGATATTCTGTTCACACTTAACTTCTATTGGTACGAAATTAGGTTGACTGGCGTCTGGAACCCCGGCATACCCAGATGGGATGGTGGTCGGGGGGTGGGTGACCTTCTTGACGTAGTCGGCGCCAGCGGGTGTCTGGGCGCGTATTGCTACGCCATTAATGGTCATAACATTGTTACCTTCAGATGCGGTTGCCATGTTAAGTGTGAGTTTGAGTATGTGCGAGAATCAAGCGCGTGTGTATATGTAGATAGTACAAATTCAAAGAAAACAGGTCAAGGTAGTAGGATCTAATATATAACAAGATTTACAAAAGAGAGAAACTAACTAAAGAAAAGGAAGTTAAAATAAAGTTAACATTGAAGAACATGAAGATTACGCTCAAGCAAGTGTTTGTGCGAAATCTTTGGTGCGGTGGTGTGTGCAAAATGGTAAAGTGTTTCGACCTCAGAAGGAGTGATGCGGTCAAGGCCATAATGCATGGCTGTAGCACAGCATATCTCAGCAAGCTGCGTGGATGACTTAATGATGTTTGCTGCTGAGATAGTGTTAATTTTTGCGTCATTAAAATGGGTTTCATCACGGTACATCTGACCGGCAAACTTAGCGCATCGGCGGTAGAGGTCGGGGCCCGCGTACTTGTCGGTGAGTATGAAGCTAGCGAATTCCCCGACTGATGAAGTGGACAATTTAAGTTTGTGTTTAGAAACGGCAAGGAAAGCAGCACCTTCATCTGTGAGCTTAGCGGATTTACAGCGATGTGACGAATCGTCGCCCTTATAGATGGCAAAAAGGAGTTTGACAAAATCATACAAAAAATTAGTAAGAGCCATATTACCGATGCAGTTTTCGACGAGAGTGAAAGGGTTTCCTGAGAACTGTTTCTGATACCCGGTAAGTATAGCGTTTGCAGTCTTTCCGCGTTTGTAAATCATTTTCCAATGTTTGCGGAACGCAGCAAAGTAGGCAACAAGAAATGGTGGACAGCCCATTGCTTCAATGAGATAAGATGTTAAGTCTTGGAAAGCCTGAAGAAACCTAACATCCCACTCACTGTAGTCATTGTCGACGAAACGCAAGTCAGGGTCAGTGGAGCGGGCAAGAAGTGCCATCAAAAGGTCGGCGATTTCTTGATCGGAGCCGAATGAGGCGAGGTGGCACTTGCTGCCGTTAGCGCGTAGAATTTTATTGAGCTGTTCATTGAGCGCGCGTGCATAGGCTGCCAACAGGAGGTTGATGCGTTTGGACATGGCAGCCACTCCCTGGCCAGCCTTATCAGTTGCGTCATAACCATCCTTTGGTGAAAATTTCCCTTGCTTCTTCATTACGAATGTCAAAACTTCATCAAACCAATCCATCGGACGTCCAATCTCATCAGCTATGGAAGAATTAGCATTCATCTTCTGCTGAAGGGATTCGATATACTCACACAAATGTTTACGTAATGTGTTTGGTGGGACGTACAAGGATGGTGCGATTTTATGAACGGAGTGTTCGTTGCCGAAAATCGCTTTTGAAAGACCGCGCAGCAACTGCGAGAGCATCACGTCGTTGCGTGCCTTGGGCAGGCGGACATTCTTCTTAGCATAGCGCTTGACAAGGGTGTCGATCGTGCGAAAAGGATCATTAGATGTTTGCGTGACTATCGGGACATTGTCAATGAGACGCAGACCGCGAACGACTGGTGGTACAGTTTGAACATCGATAGGATCAACCCGGAGTTGGCCTTCTTCGACCTCGGGAATGGTCGGGTGAATATAAGCAGTGCTATCAGGGAGGGCTGGTGTAAAGGCCTTGGTTAAAATGTTCTCAACGACCGGCAAGGCTGGTTCCTCCTGTTGTACGCGCTCACGGACCGCAGTGAGCTCGGTGCCTACGGGTGACTCCATCTCGTATACTTTCGTGGCAATGCAGTCATTGACGATGGATACGCCGGAGAATTCTTCGTAGGCTGGAAGCTGTGTGCCTTTAATAGCAAAGAACTTCGTAATATACTCAGTGTTGCCTACGAAGACGAGTTGCTGCTTATGTCTAGTGAGTGCCGTGTAGACCCACTCTGTTCGATTAATAAGTTGTGAAGTGATGGCCTTGTCATCAATGTAGAAGACGACGGCGTCCTCACGACTACCTTCAAACGTCGTGATAGTATGGACGTTATACTTAAGGTTCTTGAGGCGGTTTTTGGTGGAATCGTTAAAAACAATAATTGGAAGATGTTTAACGGCCTCAAGAGTGCGTGAAACGCACATGCTATTCTGAACAGGTGACTCACTAATAATTGGGTAGTGAAATTTTGCACGCAAAATGGTTGCGATGTCCTGCGGTATCTTGTATACGACGTTGAGATTATTTTCGACGCCGACGGCAGATATGTGTGTAAATTTGCAGGCATTGGTGTAATCGACGTATGGGATCTGATAGATATCACCCATGACAGTGATGCGCGCTTGTGGGTTGATGGTGTGAATGAGCATTAAATATTCGACGGGGAGTTGGCTAATTTCGTCGATGATGATGTGGTCAGCACTATGCACATGCTCAAGTGCAACGTGTTGGGTCATTGACTTGACGTGGAAGCGTTCATTGTGTTCACGAGCGAGTTTCTTAGTAGGTGCGATGTAGAGTGCATCTGGGTAAAGTTCAACAGTGGAAGTTGTCTTGGAAGCGCTCGCATAGCCAGTGCGGGCATAAATGTTGAAAATATGGCGCTTCTGTGGTGGCGGTACTACTTCCGCCATCTGAAGGAACTTACCTGTGTAAAAACTCTTCATAAAATTGGTAAGCGCGGCAGGTTCATATCGCACACAATGAACGGTTTCAGGTTCAACGTTGTTGTTAAAAAGTTGCGCAGGGTCGTGTAGAACAACGTTGGACTTATTGCGCATAATGTAGTAGCGCTCTACACCGGTGGCGTCGGGATCACGCCATATTTCCATGTTTTCGTACTTTGCCGCGAGTTCAGAAACAACTCGCATGTTAATAAAGGCTTTGATGATGAAATCGCCGCCATATGCAACAAGTGCCTCAGAAGCGGGTGCAGCAATGTTAATAAGAGTTTCCGAATAACATTCTGCGGCGGCGTCACAAATGACAGTTTGATATTCATACTTATGTTTAGCAATATTATGGGCCGAGTCGTATGCAAAGTATGAACATTTCTTACCGGAAATTGTGATGTGTTGACCCTTGACGACGTGATCTTTATGAATGGCAATGCCTTTGGTGTAATGGCCAAATGTGTATTCGCAGACTGGTGCCAATATTGATGCGAGAATGCCGGGGGCGGCGCTTGTTTCTAAAACGGCGCGGCCAGTGAAGTCGTAATGCTTCATCAGCGCAGCAAACTTAGGCATGCCCTTGCCACCACGGTGACGAACGGTGTAATGTGAACCATCATAATTAAGGGCAAGGACACGGCCAGTGTCGCGATTGAGGACGTAGGTTGCATTGTCGTCGTTAGTAGTGAAGATATTGATGGTGACATTGTAATGGTGGGCCAGAATGTGCGGGAGGGCGTCAACAAAGTTAGTGTTCCAGACGCCATCATAGACGTAGTCGTCGACGTTCGCATTAGTGTACTTAATAACCTCTAGGCCGTGCTGATCCTCGCATTTATAGCCAGAAGAGACGAACTTATGTCCTAAATAATGAACGGTGCGCAGAAGCTCGCGCTGCTTAATACGGGCGCAGTCAGGCCAATAGGCCAACCAAAAAGATCGCACGAGGCAATGGCCAGTGTCATGAAACGATGATGGGATCTGGCGCCCATTAAATGGGATCATAGGTAGTGGGGCGGTGATTTCACGGTTGACTTGGATGGGGGCCTCTATGTTAGGTTCTTCGTCAAAATCCTCAGGTTGGGCGAGAGAAGCGACAGACTCGGCTGAGTGTATGGAGCCGGAGGGGCTGTCGAGGCCTTGGTACCACTCCGCTTTAGTCGCGTTTAATGGGGCGCCGAAGCGATCGTAATTCGGTGAATCGTAGTCGGAAGCAATGCTAACGTCATCGTCGGCGAACCGCTCAACATGTGCGTTAACACGAATGTGTTTGGAATATGGTTGATCAGACAGACTACGAATGTCGTAATGCCAGAGGTTGGTGGGGTTGTGGTTAGGTTCTTTCTCGAACAGCTCGAATGTTCGGATAAAATAGCTGCGTACGGAGTACACGAGGTCGTCAAATGTTGATCCATCAATGTATTTCTTGATATGAGTGAAGGCAGCGCTAATTGTTTTAGTTCGGTCCATGCGCTTAAGTGCCCCAATGAGGAAAAGCGACATAGCAGCATCAGTGAAGTCAGCTGGGTCGACCTCCCAGGCTTTAGCATACACGACATTGCCAATCTTAAGCGCACGTGTCATACCGCCAAGAACTGTGGCAAGTTCAACGAACTTGTAAGATTCGTCAGCTTGACGTGCGCTGTAGGACATAGCAGTGCGTGCCACATGAAGTGGTACGATGTGGTGGCGCAAGTCGTCTTGAGGGACGGCGAACTTATGCCGTTTCGCGTCCAACAATGATGGGACCAAAACAATGTCGGCAGTTATTGAACCTAATGGGCAGCTCATTGTGTAGCGGCCGGGAAAAGGGGCAATACGCACAAGACGAAAAATGTATAGTGGGCCGAACCGCTGGAAGACTTCTTTTGTGATTGAGAAGTTCTTGGCATCTATACAAGTGACTTGGAGCCAACTTTTCCAATTTGCAGTGTTGTGGATATAAGGGGTTGACGCATCCTTAAGTGTGAAGATCGTGTCTGAGCCGTGTGGGTGAAGATTAAAGTATGGCTTATCAAGAGCAGAGAGATCTTTGTGATGAAAAGTGCACGGGATGTACAAATAGACGTACATTTCGGAAAGTCCGTGTTGTTGAAAAATGCGAGCCACGCACTCATGACTAACGTCATAGAGTGAGTGGACTGCAAAAGCAACATCGGCTTTAAATGTGCAATTCTGCGCACCTTTATGGCACAGGGCGGAAGTTGAGTGTCCATCCTGGGCAATGGCCCGGTATAGCCGATCTTCGGGCTTTGTGCCTTGTGCATTTGCCACGGTTCGCGTGGCTTCACGCTTATTGGAAATCAACA